AAGCCTCGTCTCTAATAGTACTTGCCCGCCCTGGTGACAAGGCGGTAGACTCCAGTGCTCCTTCATCATCTAGTAACCCTTCCTCTTCAGAAAATTCCCCCATTCCTAACATTAGCAAACGTAATAGTCAAGTTTGGAAGAAATTCCTTTCATGGCACCTGTCATCACTGACAGGACTTACGGGTGCTAAACGAAGAAGAAGTTCCTCGGAGGGAACTGTCGCCACTACTGCAACTGTGTTGCAGCTCCTTATACCGTACTGGGGATTAGATCTCCATTTTCGGTTAGGGGGCGAAATGAACCCACCTCGGACACTAGTAGTTGCTCTACGGCAATTAGCCGATCGAATGGTGCATCTTCTCAAGAATCATGGGCCGCAGGAATTTATCCTTCGAATGAAGGGAGCATTGTTCATGCTCAACCGTAGGCTTGCGAATCCTAAAGAAGATGCCGATCCTTGGCTTCTTGGAACACCGATCGGTCTTAGTCGTTCTCGACTGCCTAAGCTCATTCCACTCCTGTTGAGGAGACATATAGTTCAGGAAAATCCAGTCTACATACGAATGCTTACGTCTATCTTCAATGGTTATAAAGCCATGGAAGGTAAACATGCTCAGCAAGATTTGCAAAGCATAATTGGAGAACACCCTATTCTCGACGAGACTTATCTCGCGGAATTCAGAACCTTCTGTAAAGAAGTATTCTGGAAACAGGTTGTCCGTTCCAATTGTTCGCCTTCGCAGTGGAAGGAAATTTCTAATCCTATATTAGGAATAGGGCCAGACAGCGGGACCTACATTCCAACCCGAGCCGGACCTAACGGTCGCTTTGGTTTATTCGGTGCGCCTGTCGATGCTTTCGCTTGGACCTTAGAGCCAGTAAACTGGCCTTTGGTTTGGGCTGAGCACGTCGGGGACACCAGAACCCCAGAAGTCTTCCATCGATGTGTGAGTAATCTTACCTCCGAACTGGTTTCGCACCAGCGCGGCGGTCAGGCGTTGACAGGGAAGATTGAACTCCTCCCTGAGCCTGCCGGCAAGGTAAGAGCTATTGCAATAGCGGATTACTGGACACAAAGACTTATGTCTCCAGTGCACGATTGGATGATGTCTGTTTTAAAGACACTTCCAACCGATGGTACTTTCGATCAGGAAGAGGCAACTGAGTCATTTGCTCGTTTTCTTTCCATTACTGGGAAGAAGGCTTATAGCATTGATTTAAAGTCTGCGACGGATTTGATACCCATCGAGCTTTATAGAGCAGTGCTAACTGGAATTTGGGGTCCAGAAACGACTGAGATATGGATATCTCTTCTAACTGACCGATGGTTTAAAGTTCCAGAGGATAAACCTCGGAACCCAAGTTTAGCAGTAGATCAACTAAAGGGAGCCTTTATCAGATATGGTAGAGGTCAACCAATGGGTACCCTTAGCTCGTGGCCGTCTATGTCGTTGGTGCATCACGCACTGACTACATTTTCAGCTTACAAAGCGGGGTATGATCCTGGTTTATTTGTGGAGTACCGAGTACTAGGCGATGACAATGTGATTGCAGGTCAAGACGTGGCTGATAGCTACATCAAGACCTGTAACTTATTGTGCGTTCCCACTTCTCCGGCCAAAACCTTGTCGGGGGACCTTTTCATATTTGCCAGTCAGATTTATCTGAAAGGTAAAAACCTCTCACCTCTTTCGTTGAAGGAGGAGTTAGGGATAAGGTCTTACGGACAACGTCTCGAGATGGCCCTTCGGGCTATGCGGCGAGGCTGGTTGGATAATGGACGTACACTTCCTCGTTTTCTGAGACTTCTCTTAACACGAAGCGACTATCGTCGCCAAGCGAGACAGTGGAGTTTAGGGAAACTAGGAAAGATTGCTCAATCTGCCTTAGTCAGTGCCTTTGGAATCGCCAAAAGATCAGTATTAGACCTTCTGGGCTTCCAAGGGTCCGGGTTTAAGCCCTTCTTACTCTCTCTCGAGAATAAGGTAGAGGCGTTAGCCGGAGACCAAAGCCGATTGGCCAACATCAAGCCCTCCGAAAGGAAGGCTCGATCGTTGAAAGTTAAGGACGAATCACAGAGACAGCTCGAACGAGCTATCGCTGTTGCTACAGCCGCAGCGCTTAAGCGCCAGCTGGAAGCACAACTTGAGCGATTACGTGTCGCCTCCATACGCTTTAGCATGTGGAGTGACAGTGTCGGTGAAGTTGGATTCCTACCCCGGTTCGCATGGATACGTACCCTTAGATCTGCCTCTGGCAAACCAGGCCCGCTTGACGCGGGTATACTTGCCGTTCCTCATCCGAAGAACGATGCAAGCGAACTGGCAGCCGTATGGGGCAGAGGGGGTCCATGTTGGGACGGTGCTCCTATGCCAGATCAAGAGTATTTCTATACTCATGAGACTGACCCTTCTACAGGGAAACCTGTGTGTCCTCCTCGTAAGAGAAGGATAGGCCCTGCTATAGACCCCCTCACGGGGGGCTATGCAAAGGTCGAAGAGGTGTACTCCCCGATTGAGCGCGTATTCGACAGATCGTTGTGGGTGGTTATCTACGACAGCTACTTTCCCTTGTTAGGGAAGATAGCTTCTGAAACGAACAGTCATTATGACTATTCGGATGTAGTCGCAGAGGAGCGATCCTTTGGGACTGGAATGTCGCCGAATCTGTCCATAAGGACGGATACTGCGAAAGTCCAGGTAACGACTTCACCTTCCGGTTGGAGGGTAAAGACGCCCTCTATTGAGGTCAAGGTTCGCCTCACCCGTGATCGTGTCGCAGCCTTAATCGATC